AAATGTGCATCCATCGTCACCTTCCAACAAGAACGACTCTTTTTGTGAGCAACGATGTATGGCTTGACACCGCGATCTCGATCAGCCTGTTCACAGGCTTTCTCAAGATTAAGGGACTCAACGAACTTAACCTCCATGTGAAGGCTGCGTAACTCGTCACAGATAACATCTGGACTGTCAGATCCCCCAGAGAATTGCTGGCCCCGCCTTGCGGTGAAGCCAGCCTCCCTGAGCATGTCACGCCAGAGACGTTCGCCCCTACACCCCTTGGCTCGGCTGTTTATTTTGGGCATCGCGCTTAAGCTTTAGCCAGTAATTGACTTCCTCCATTGAGAACCGCAGGCAACGGGAGCTGATCCTGTGATGAGGGATTTTCCCTTCACGCGCCCACTTAAGCACGGTCTGAAGCGAGACGTTTGCCATTGCAGCAATATCTTTGGCCTTTACCATTTGAGATCGTCCTCCTCAAGTTCAATTTCTTCCTTCTTTACCGCTGGCTTAGTCTGCGCTGAGGGGAATGCCTTGGCAAATCCCGCACGGTCTGCGGAAATGAACAGTGACGTAGCGATAGCCTGCAACTGCTCTGGCGTGACGTTGGCTTGTCCACCAACCCACTCTGCGGCTTTAATGGCTTCAGCCATGAGCTGTGCCGCCTGGAAGAGCGCACGCTTGGCGTCTGCCACCGTCAACGAGATCGGCGACGAAGCCAGCACCGGCTTGCGTGGTCCGGCTGCTGCGACGGCTGCGCCGGCATCGTCGATGATTGCGCACTGGTCGGTGATCTTCAGCTCGTTCTCACCAGAGTGCGAGGATGTCTTCACGCTGATGCCCTGAAGACCTTTCTTGCCAGCCTGTGAACGAAGCGTCACCATCTGACCCTTGAGGTCGCCGATCTCGTCTGGCATCCAGAACGATGCCCTGCACTCGCCGGTTGCATCCTGAAGGATCGCGTTCTGCACGCGCCAAGGTCCAAACTTGCCCTCACCAGTTTTGGGCGGGAACGTCGCCTTGATCGTCACCCGCATCTCACCAATCACTGAACCGTCGGCCAAATTGGCCAAATCACTAATTTGTGCTACTTTCATTTTTTGTAAGGTTTCATCGATGAACCATTCACCGAATGCCGTGCAAGCTACACGTTGCTTGTCTGCACGCAACTACTTTTTTGATTTTATTTTGTCGTCCTCGTCGTCGTCCTCGTCATCTTCTTCATCCCCACACTCTTCTATCCATGAGTGTTCCAGCACTCTTTCCTTGTGCATTAGGTTAATGTGCATGTCTCGAGCAAAACGATTCCCCCAGCCGCTCTCGTAGCGGTTTGTGTTGTCGCTATCCAGCTCATCCTGCGCCTGGACAAGGATTTCGCCGCACTCAAAGTGTTCAGAGAGAATGTCCTTTGCGCGTTGGATGATCGCTTGGCGTTCCTTTTCCTCGGGCGTCATAGCTTGTAGTGTATGGTCGGAATGATTCTGCCGTCTTGAGTCTTATGGTAGAACTTCTGCCGCATAGCCTTCTTTTCAAGAAGAATTCTTTTTGTGGCAGTTCTTCCAATCTTCAGATGTTGAGCGATTTGGCTTAACGTGTACCATCCAGGAGGTGCTGGTTGTAGCTCCAGATTCTCCGCAAGCTGCGTGAGCCAATCTCCCTTTACAGCGGGAGCTTGAACGTCCCGTCTTTTAGTTCTTTTGTTAGCCATACAATTGTCTCGTTGTCAGTATATTCGCCCCACGCCCAGCCTCTGCTCCAAGCGGTGGTTGCAATCCTATTCTCCGCATAGCCAGCCATTTCGGGATCTCCGAGCCACCCAACAGAGTAGCCAGTCACACCTTTAATGCGCCGTCCTTCAGCGATTTGTACACGGTGAATATGCCCCATGACAAGCTTGGTGTACCTGCCGTGGCACATGCGCTCTGCGCTGTCCCTAAGCGCGTTCTCGCTGTGCAGGTAACCGTGCTGGAACAGAGCGTCACCCAGCCCAACGAAGCCAGTTTTAAGTTTGTAGTCGTACACCTTGCACTTGATCGCCTTGGCCCGGTCGTGGATCTGGTGATAGACGCGGGTCGCCAGAGCCGAGATGATTGCTTTCGGGTGACTCATCAGTGTGACCAGCCGGGCCTCATGGTTGCCGAGCAGGTAGTGCTGTGGACGCAGCGCGGAGATGAACGCGAGACCGTCGTTCAGGTCAGCCTCGGGATCGACCGCTGAGTCGGCGTTGTCGTTAGTCAGCGCCCCGGTTCGTAGGCACGTCATGTCGATGGCATCACCGAGATGCAGCACCGTGTCCGGCTTCCATCGGTCACGAAAGCGGAGGACTTCCTTGAGTACAGCCTGGTCGGCCATGTAGCCGTGGCTGCATGAGACTGCAAGGAAGCGTTTCCACTTCCGTGTGATGTTGGCCATGAGAGCTATTTGCGCTTGCGGGCAGCCTGTTGGCGAGCGGCGTCCTTTTGTACGCGATAAGCGATTGCCACAGCCTGCTTCTGCGGCTTGCCGGCACCAAGTTCGCGCCGAAGGTTTTCGGTAAAGGCTTTGTCGGATGCGGATTTATTCAGAGGCATATGCTTTTTCCTTTGCTCGAATTTGTTGGATGACTTCGCGATACGTTAAATTCGTGGCTTTTTTTATAGCCGTTTCTTCATCGTTAAAAATTCCAGGAACTTGTGAACCAGTCTTATCAAATAATCTAATTTTGCCGTTTGTTGGCTTGATCATTTTGTATCCAAGACTGTTGTCTACCTTAATGAAACTACCGTTTGGCATTTGTTCATTTGTTGTATTGTCTGGCAAAAATGCCATTGCAATACGCTTTTTTTCAAGCTGCTCAACGGACTTTTGATCATTGTAAATCTCAAATGCATTTATGAATCGTTTAGTCAGCGCAAATTCTTCTGGTGAATCTTTTGGCGTTTTAGGAATAGCTTTTAAGATTTTGCGTGCAAGTGGAGACTCGTAAAAACTAGCAACTCGATCCAGTAGTGTTGCTCCGGCTACTGTTTTAACTGCGCCTTGACCAGCTAATGCCGCTATAGCAGCCATAGGCGCAACTGCACGCTGGCCCGTATTTGGATCTGCCTGCAACTCTACAGCAGGCGATGTCAGTCGAAGCATGCGGGTCAACCCTTCAATTTCGTCCCTTTGAAGTGTGTTTTTAAAAAAGATGTTAGAGTCCTTCTTAAGTTGATTAAGTCTTTTTTCCACCAAGGTCGCGCTAGGTTCTAGCGTGGTTTGATTAATAGAATCGCTCAAAGCCTTTTCAAGCATTGCATACTGAGCGTTGCGCCTACCTTCTGGACTAAGATTGTCATACACCAACTTAACTTCGCTTGGCTTGGCGCTAAACAGCAACCTTGATGCAGCTTCTGGCTGAACATCTCCCATATTTAATATGTGACGCAATCCACTAACATCAAGCTGACCTGCGGACTCATACAACTCTGCTGTAGTAGAATCCCATAAGTCGGCTTTAAGTTTGTTGGCCCTTAAAAAATCACGCATGTCATCCTTAATGACGCCGTAAAGTCTTGTTGATATTTTTTCAAGTTCTTCAGAATCAATTGCAGCCAGAGATGGATCTCTTGTCATGCTTCCAACTTTATTTCTATTTGCGTCAACAGAAGAAAATGACTGGCCCTGTCTTATTGGTTGTCTATTTATTTCGTTTCCAAACTGATCAAGTAAAACTGGAGGTTTAATAGGAGGCCCAGCAATTCCATCTTTAATTTCTTCTAACTTAGAAGTAATTGCAGTATGACTTGTTGGATATTTCTTTTTTACTTTTTCAATCTCTGCGTCGATTGCAGCAAGTGATTTTTGAACAGGAACTGTTTTAATTGTCTTGTCTGCATCCTTAATGATTTCATCATTAATACCTGACAACCGTCTTACATTTGCTGTTCTAGTGGCGTTTAAGTCTTCTGTAACTTTTGCAAGTGATGCTTGTCCTGGCGTAATTCCACGATCGGCAAAGAATTTTTCAATTTCTTGATTCCTAAAGGCAATAAGCTCTTGATCTAGCTCTCCTGCTGTTCCAGCTCTAGCAAGTCGCTGAAGTGTTTTTCCAACTGGTCCTTTTGGAGGAAATAAATACGAAGTAGGAATCTGTTGTCCTTTGGTTTCTAGTTCTTGAACACCAAGCGCCATTTCTTCAGGAGTTAGTCCTGGTGCTCCAGGGTATGTCCCGCTTCGCATGGATGGCGCAGCCATAGTCTTGCCCGCAACATACGACCCAGCAGCGCCACCAGCCATACCAGCTCCCATTTCTAGAACAGGAAATACATATTCGTGCATCCATTCAGGAGCCTGTTTGCCTTCAAGCGCCTGCCTTGTGGCTTCCGCTGTTGCACCTCCTGTCGCGCCTGCAATAGCTTGTTTGCCGGGTTGATCCGCAAGCATTTTGCCAACTTCCGCTGCTACACTGCGCTCGCCTGCTGTGGTTGCAGTTAATGCCTTAATTCCAGCTCCAAAACCTGCTGTAGCCAGTGCCCCCGCTGTTCCTCTTGCCACAGCCTCCGCAATCTTGGCTTGTTGAGTTTTGCTTTCTGGTATTCCTATCTGTGATAGAAACGACTGAATGGATTGGCTTGGTGGCGTATAGTTAGTGCCAAGGTATTTATTAAGCACAAGCACTGCTGGATCGCCAAGCACTTGAGTGATTTCTGATGAAGCAGCGCCTAAACCTGCACCCGCAAGTGTACCTAATCCTGGCACTACACTACCAAGGGCAGCGCCAGCCAGTGCAGCAGATGCAGTTGGCCCAGCTCCGCGAATGTACGGCGCAGCAGCCTCTAGCGCACGTTGTGATAGTGACGGTGTGCCTTCTTGTTTGCTTGGCGTATATTCATTTAACGCAGACGTAATTTCTTCGTTTGTTGCATCGTCTGGAAACTCAACAATACTGCCATCTGGAAGTTGTATTTGTTGTGCCATAATCTATTTTGGAACTATTAATTTTCCAGACGCATCTCGATATGCCTTCTTTAGATTCTGCGCAGCATTTTGCACAGATTGAGGCATTTCAGTTCTAATTGGCACACCTCCGGCACCAACAGAAAATGCAGCCGTAGCTTGTGGACGAGCTGTAATTTTTTGTAGGTCGTCGTCTTGATATTGCTCCAGCAATTGAAGTCCAGTATTTTTACGAACCCAATCTTTTGAAGACATTCTTTCAAATTGATTTAATTCATCATTTCGAGTAGATGAAATTGTATTGTAGACGCCTCTAGCTTTTTTCAAATAAGCATCTGGGTCTGCCGTAAATGCATTCTTTAAAACTGGATCAGTTTTAATTTCCAGCCATGTTGTTGGAGATGTTAAATCTTTTTTGTTAACAGACGCCCATGTAAAAATGGTTTGAGCCTCTGGAAGTCCAAGAATGATTTCAGCCGGTTGTAAAGCATCAGTTCCACCAGTTCCAGCAGACTGAATCATTTTTGGCAAAATTGTAAAAATGCGCTGCATCTTTTCTTGAGAGTCTTTGATTCTGGCAGCGGCATCTAATTCTTTTTTAATGTTCTTAATGACATAGTCTTTGTTTGCAAAAGACGGAAGTCGTTCCATTATTTTTTTTGCAGGCTCGGTTTGCTCAAATGGAGGCATTTCTGGAACATCTGCGTTTAAAACTCCTTTAAGAGCCTTGTTTATTGCTTCTTGTTGTCCTGGGTTTGCAAGCATTTGCTGCGCAATATACAACTCTCCAGCAGCTCGTCTTTTTTGTGTATCAAGGTATTTTTTTTGATACTCATCATATACAGATGGCGGCGAAGTTTCCATTTCTGCTTGAACAGGAGATTCAACGGGAGCTTGCAGATCGCGAATGCTTGTGCTTGGCGCAGCTTCTGCCACAGGCGAACTAAATGCCTTTAAAATTTGATCAAGCTGTTCAGGTGTATACGGCATAAAAAATTATCGTGATCCAAACTCTTGCATATCTTTTGCTGTTGGATTTATTCTTCTTGCCTTATAATCTGGACCGTATTTTTGAACCATAAAAGATTCAAGTTTTCCAACAGCATCCTGCAAATCAAGTTCAGCGCCAGGCATTGGAGCAGGCATAGTTGCAGATCCAGTTACTGCTTTAACTCCAGCAGCAGCACTAGTAAGGTCGGGCATTGATTTTTGCGAAGCCAGAGATGCTGTTATTCTTGCATACTCTGGTTCATTGCGTAGGTTTTGCAATTGCATCTGCCTGTCGAAATTAAGCGAAGCGGCATGATAGTTAAGCAAAGAGTCAATTTGCTGTTTGGCGTATGCGTTTGCGGCCTTGTATCCACCTTCGCCAACTAGCTCTTTCAGAATTGTCTTTTGTTGCTTGGCATCATCTTCACTAAGGCCCATTGCTTGTCTAAACGACGGAGAATCAAATATTTTTGAAGAAGCCTCGTAGTCAGCTTTTTGGGACATGTAATCACCGACAGCAGCTCCTGCTTTTTGTAATCCAGCTCCAATTGCTTGCCCCATCTGAGCTTGAGCGTCTGCCTGTATTTTTGCGGCATTGGCAGCGGCAGCCATGTATGCTTCCGTTGGGAAGCTCATATTTGAGGCTGGTTGACCTTGAAAAGGATTACGAGGTTGCATAAAATTTGGATCTAGCTTCTAAGCAAAGTGGGCTGCCTTTTTGAAACCGCTGGCAGGCTTGCGGTCGATGTTCATAGATTGTACACGAAACTTCTTTCCCGACAACGCCAGACAGCGCCACACAGCGCGTTCCAACGCACTTAAGCAGTGGAAGATCGTCCCGGATAAACTCTGGTGGAATATTGACTGCATCAGATCTATCCTTTCGCAAGATCGGCCAACTGGCCTTGTGGCTGCAGCACGCCCCGCATGTCTGGCAATCCAGATCTGACATTGCAATAGGGGATGACTGGCTGTTCGTGCAGGACATGCTCATGCAGGTTCTCTACGTCGATCTGTAGCTTTGGGCAATGCACAAATGCCGATTCCCTGCGGTCGATGCACCGAAAACAGGCATGAACATAGTCGCTGTTCATGTGCTTGTCTGGCCGAGACACAACGCCGTTGTCGTACCTGTTCTGGTCGTACTTGACGTTATTTGAGGTGATATACAGCGAAATGTCTTCGTCAGTCCACTCGCGCAACGGGAACCACATCTGCGTGTTTGTCCCCAAAGCCTTCATATCAAGATTTAACGGGATATTGCCAGTCAATGGGTCTTCGTCGCTATTTTTATGGCCGCAAAACAAAATATCAAAGTCGTTAACAACAAAAGCCTTTGGTCTGTTAAGCCATTCTTTCCCGCACACCCAAGGAGCTTTAACGTCAAATGTTTCAGTGCCGCGCATTACTTTAAGCGACCCTTCTCCAAGAGAATACGTTTCAACAACATCAATCCTATCTTTGCCATGACACAGGGCCACAGAAGAGGGAATCCAGTCGTGCACAGTCAGCTTAAGTTCTTCCTGCACTTCATGGTGGTGCTTGTACTTGTGCGAAAGAAATGGCAGCTTGAAGTGAATTACCTCAATGTTTGGCATTGCCTTTAGACAAAGGTCAAGAAGCACTGTTGAGTCTTTGCCTCCGCTCCAGAGCACGGCTGGGCGCTTTGCCCTAGATAAGGCTTTATGTATTGTGTCTATTGAATGTGTTAGTTTCATTAAAATGCAACGCCAATAGTTGCTGCGGCCCCTAATCCTCCGCCGATGATGCTTCCCATCATGCCGCTTCTGCCTGCGCTAGCTGTAGCATTTGCCTGCATGGCAGCGGTACGCTCAGCAATGTTGGCTTGATAGGGCATGAATGCCGCCTGAAATCCCATTTGGCTCTCTGGGTTAAATAGGGCCGGGCCTGCCATTTGTTGGCCGCCAAGCGCAAATTGTTGAGCTTGCCCCATTGCTCCAGACAAGATTGGCTGACGGTAAAACGCCTGCAAAATAGGTGCCTGCGCTCCCTGAAGCGCCGACATTGCGGCTGCGCCAAGTTGAGCCTGTTGCCCCTGAAGGCCAAGCATAGCCTGTTGTCCGGCAATCCCCTGCTGTGTGCGCTGTAGGGCTTGTTGCAGAGCTTGATTTTGCGTTTGTTGCGCCAACCCCTCTTTGCCCATTGCTTGCTGGTATTGCTGCCCCTGCAAACCAAGGCCTAACTCTTGCAATCCAACTCGCTGGCCAAATTCTTGAGCTTGAGCTTGCCTAGCCGCCTCTTCCTCCGTCATGGCCTGCCCAAATCGTTGAGCCTGCGCTGTCCGACTAAGTTCTTCTTGAGACATTGCCTGCCCAAAAGCCTGACCTTGCGCACCAAGATTATACGCCTCCGCGCCTGCCTGCCTTTGAAATGCCTGCTCTAGGGCAGGTGTATACAGATTTGAGATTGTGCCCATCGCTTGCTGGGCGGCAGCTTGGCGCTCCCGATACCGTTGGTTTGCAAGTTCAGCGCGATTTAAAATCTCGGCACTAACGGCTTGCGGGCCAAGTGCAGTTCCTCTTGCAGCATACGCTTCTCTGGCGGACTGTGTGGCCAGCCTTGCCTCTTCTGGAGTTAAAGATCGCCCTGCGGCTAAATCTAAGTTTATCTGTTGGCCAAGCCGTTGAGCGCCCTCGGCAACTCCGGGGAGTTGATTCATGTAGGCGTTAACAAGCCCAGCGTCTATTTGGCCAAGCTGAGATTGCGTTTGAGGCCCAGCAACCCGACCCGTGTAAAGCCCGGCTTGATATGGTGCACCTTGAATCCCGCCAAAGTTATACGCTTGCATTCCGCCAAGCGTAAGATCGGCAGATGGCCCGCCAATTTGTCCTATATACTGCCCGTAACTTGGGCCTCCAACGGCTTGTTCGTAGGCTGTGTAAGTTGGCCGAGCAAGAGATTGTTGGGTCGCGGACTTTGCAAGCTCGCCCATCCCAGATACGGCCTCCGCGTAGCCCGGAGTAAGTTGGTTGAATGCCTGCTGGTACGCTGACAAGCCAAGCTCTGGAGATGAGATTTGCTGAAGCTCTCCTTGCCGAAGCTTTGTCTGGTAGTCAGTCTCAATGTTAGCCAGCTCAGGATAATACTGAGCCAACTGCTGCATTTGACCAGAAAGCAGGATGTCATTGACTTGATTTTGAAGTTGAGCATAAGCCGCTTGCCCGTATATTGGGCTTGATTCAGCAGCAAAAAGTTTTGGCGCAAGAGCAATTTGCGCTTTAAGAATATCAGAAGATGTTTCTTGATAAGCCGGAGGTGGTGCCGGAGGTGGCGCTTGAACAACTGTTTTTGATCCGCCCATAGGTTATTCCTTTATTAATGCGCTGCGAAAAAACTTAAGAACCAGCTTGGGGGTAAATGGCTTTGGCTCGCCCCTTCTGTAATACAAAATACTTGAAGGCTTTACCCCACGATTGCAAAACATGTTCCAAAGTTCTAAGGTTGCATATTTACATTTTGAGTACAAAAAATCCAAAAGATACAAATTACTGTCTGGTTGCTCCCAATTAAAATCGACATCAAATGCATGTTTGATTGGCCGAAAAACAACAAAGGACCAATCGTCTCCATTTTTTACGATGTGCAAATTTTTATGATGGCAATGAAATTCAAACATTTGCCGAAATACATCTTTGCTTATTTCTGCTGGAAAAAGCCATTTATGCTCTTCCTTTTTCTTATAAGCAAAATCAATAAATTTGTCCCATATTAAATTATCAGACATAAACTAAAACAGCCCCCAATGAGCTGGAAGAGTTGGGTTATCCTGCAATGCAATTATTGTAAATTCCTGTGTGCCGCTCGTTGCCGTTGCTGTTGCAATATCTGTAGTGCTTCCGCTTGCCTGAAACTTAATTGTGGCAGCTCCAAGGAAGGTAACTTTAAACGTAAATAATACACCTTGTTTTGATGTGTTTGGCAGTTTTACTGTAATTACAGCGCCAGCATTTAAGCTGTACTTGAAATAGCCAGACAAAGAACTCAAAGCTGGAATTGCAACTGTTTGTGTGCCAGAGTAAGCCGCAGGAGCCGAATACGAGGCAAACGGGATCGTTGATAGAGTGATTGAAGCTGCTCCGTTAGTTACTGAAATTCCGTTTCCTGCCGTCAATGTAGCCTTGGAAAACTGCGACGTTTCAGCGTTTCCAATAAGCAATTGCCCGTTTGTCGCGCCCGACAAAGCGCCAGTGACTGCCTGACTAAGCGTGGCCCGCCTCAGTGTAAGCCCAGTCTCTAAAATGATTTGAGCAGATGAAAGGGAATTGATCTGCGCTGTAGTAATTGAAGTCTGCTCTGTAATTGCGCCAACCAGCAATGTCGCATTGTCAACATGCGCGTTTAAATTGTCGATCGTTACAGTTGGATTCCCTACCGAATATGTTGTGCCTTTATTGATCTGGGCCATAATTACTCCTGACTAATCATTGGTCTGCTGGCACTAATAGCATGTACTGTGATCCCTTTCAAGGATGGCCTTCCGTACAAGAATTTTACCGTAAAATCTATTGAAGACCCACGCATGGCAATTCTTGGCCTTAATGTAGCATCCGAGTTTCCAGAAAATGTGTACGACAATATGTCCTCTGTTACGTCCGGGTCGTGGGTTGTTGCGTCCAAAGACAACAAGTCATTAGAGACATTGTTGAACTGAAACTCAGCGCGGCTGTATCTTTTTTCAGCCAAAGACCCAAGCGTAAATTCCCGGCTTCTAACAAATGACTCAATTTGGTTAACTACACCTCCCGCATTTAAGTCTTCAGAAAGGTTAAATGGCAATATAGCCCCTTCCCCTCCGGCGTATATGTCTCCAGACTCTCGCTCTCCTTCAAGGAAAACCCCTCCAAATTCGTCTGGAAGACTCCCATTAAAGTTGGTCAAAATAAACAATCTGCGCTGGTAACCGTACAGTGCAACTACTAAATTGTCGGCATTTAGTCCACGAGGATAAACGTCTATGCTTTCCCAGTTTTTGTTTAGTAGATTGTATATTAATATTTTGTTGTTTCTGCTTTGCGGCAGCCCTGAAACAGGGGCGGTTACAGTTGGAACCGCTATGAAGAAACGGTTGTCGTAATAACTTGCAACAGAGTTTGCAACAAGACTGTAGTCGATATTTTCAAAGAAGTCAGCAATTGGTTCGCTTAACGGCATTGTGTTGCCAATGACCTTAAGGTCAAGCTGCGGCGTCAAAAGGTAAATTCCCTTGGCGCTTAAAAACAAAACATACTGCCCGGCGTTTACGATTGTTCTTCTGGCCAGACATCCAAGCTGCGTGGTAATAACCGTAATCTCGCTCTTGTCAGGTGTTGTAATGTCAAACCGAGGATCGATATACGCTAGGTAGATCGAGTTCTCCATAAACACCAAAAACTGGTTTTCAATCCACGGCAAGAATCCTACAATTGAGTCGTTTCCTCCTTGGTTTATAAGAAAGTCATTGAGCTGCAAATCAAACTGCTCGGACAAAACGTCGCTAAAAAATATCCGTTGATTTGCGGCTTTAATGATTAGCCTGTTTTGAAAGTACAACCCAAAATCAGCGGGAGGCACAGACTCCGTAAGGTACGTCAATGCAGTGCTTGGCGGAGTTGGCGTGGTGTATTTTTGAGAAGCAACGCTAAAGGTTGATGTGTTGGAGTCCCAAATCAGCGGAGGCTTTCCCCTGACAACAGAAAATCCAGAAAGCGATGAGTTCGCGCCAAATGATACGCCAGTCGTGTTTGTGAACTGGTATGTAAATGTGCTTGATCCAGTTACAGTAACAACATAATTGCCATCAAGTTCAGATTGCGTTCTGTAGATGTCCGATCTTACCGTCACCTCATTTCCAGTCGAATAGCCGTGCGGCGTTGATGTTGTGACAGTTATCGTGCCTGTGGCTCCAATGCCAATTACTGAATTGGTGACGCTTGCGGCAAATGTTGCAGTATCAGCTTGGCCTCGAAATATATACAGTTTATTTAGGGCTTGAACTGCGTCAACCGTTCCGTTTGATGCAATATTTCTCGATGCCGGAAAGTTGTACGGCCCAAGCAGCACAGCCGCTTCGCCAGCTTGTTGCGGTCTATACAGATACATTCTATCTGTAAAGATCATAACAATGTTATCCCTTCCTGCGGAGTCAATCCACACCGAAGAGCCAACCATTGTCAGCGATTCAAGATCAGTGCTTGTAAGCCGCTGGCAGCCTTTTCTGGGCTGTGCAATCCCCCGCTGTAGCCGAATGTTTTGAGCTGCCTGAAGAATGCCCTGCGGCAAATTTGCAGGATCCAGCCTACTGGAAAACCCAATATAGCTGTTGTCCGATTCAAGCTCTGGCTGAGAAGGCATTAAGAGATTAACTTGCTGAGTTTATCTACAATCCGCTGAAGGTCGTCGCGAAGCTCAATCATGCGGCTATTGTGATCTTCCTCTTCTTCCTCCTCATACTCCTCCTCTTCTTCCCCGTACCCACACTCAGAACAACAGCCATTCGATTCAAGCGGCGATTCGCATTCGGGGCATGACTTTCCTCTTTTTGTCCCCATCGGGCCTCCAAGAATCATCAATAAAGCTTTGGCATCAGTTTTAGGCATATAGTTAAACAATTAAAGACTGCTCTTTTTCCCGGCGAATGCACAGCTCGCTAACAGTATAAGGAGTATTATACTCAAAATGAGGCGCATCATAAAGCTTCTTGAAATTGCCGCCCCATCTAAGGTTGTGCTTTGCACACAGCGTTGAGACGTGTTTATGCATAAGATCCGCTGTCTTTTTGTCAGCGGGTGTCCCGTCATCCATGTACACTTTGCCCTTGAACACGCCGCAGTCGATGGCGAGTCCGAAGTTGTGCATCGATGATCCCGGTTTGGCATTAGTCACCTTTGGTCCCGGCGCAGTGCGCCCCTTGGCGTACAGTGCAGCCTGTTCGTTCCATGATCGAGTACCGCAGATGACTCTGTAGTCCAAGCCGTCTTTAGCTGCTATCTGTTTGGCATCGAGCAAAAAAGCTGTAAATGCGTCCTGAACTTCGGGAAGCAGAGTTGCGATGTGTTTGGCTGATCGCTCGTCAATCACCGTTTCTCGTTACGAATTACGTCAATAATGCCAAAAATTGCCATAACGCCCTGCGCGATGGCTCCACCGATGCCAGTGCTGTACAGCCCGAGGGCAGCGCCAAGTTTAGCAAGTCCGAGCCAAGTGGAAGGTTGTTTGAGGTATTCTTTCATAGTTAGTCGTGGAGTTGAGCGATTCTTTCCCAGAGCCTGAGCCTGTCTTGCTCGCACTCGGTGATCTTCACTTCTAGTTTGTTTAGCTTGCTGTGTAGATAGTACAGGGCCAACGCCAGCAGGGAAACTGTCAAGCCTTGCTCAAAAATGTGGTTAAGAACCTTGGCAATGAACTCGTCCATAACTAGCATTTCCAGCGTCTCATGCTTGCTCTAGCCCGTTCTGCTGGGCCTTTTGCTTTGGCTACGACACCAGCCATCCTAGCACAAAATGATTTCTTACGGCCAGCGTCAGACTTGGTTTTTGGGTTGGGCGCAGGAGCCTTCAGGTTGCTGCCAGTAGCCCGATTGTATTTGGCTCGACCTTTTGCTGTTAGGCCTGCACCTTTAGACACAGGCAACTTTTCGCCGCGCCCCACTGCGAGTGATACAGATTTTCTTGCCATAAGTTAAAATTTGGCTAATGCGTGTTTAAATGGAGCTTCTGCAAAAGCTGCAAAAATATAATTGTTTCCGCTTCCGTTTAGCTCAGCGCTATTAGTTCTTAATTTAAACCCAGTCGAAATAAAATCAAGGCTGGTGGTTGTTAGTTCAGAAAACACTGCGTTTGCTCTAAGTCCGGGCTTGGTATTTGTTCCTCTAGCTGAATCGTAAATAAACCAATTAGACCCAACGCCACCTGAAGTAAAATTTTTTATTAAAACTACTTTAGGCGCAAAATTGCAATTCACAAATTGGCCAGAAAGACTTGAGTTGCCTTGATATACACCAAATTTGCTAAACCCTGAAATTTCAGCAAAACAATATGCAATGTAACTTATGCCAATGGCATTTACATCAGAAGACGCCCCAATGCTAAAGCTATTTAAGGTTGGAGCTGTATTGTCCCACACTGTTGGAGCCGCCGCTGCTTGATTTTGCGTATTAAGCTGCATGCTGTCTGTAGCCGGGATTGAGGTATGATATACCTGCCAGTTACTAACAGCTGCAATAGGCGTTAGTTGCTTTACAATAATCATTGCAGGAACAACGCCTAAATTGTGGGCAATTGTAGTGCTTGCGCCTGTGCCTGTGTACGAAACAATGTCTACTCCTGAGGTGGCACTTTCCCTCCACTGCCACGCCACATAAGAACCAGCATTTGCATTAACCAGCGCCGTGTCTGTGCCAAGATCAAATCCGTTTGCTGTAAACGCCGTAAGCGTATTGGCATTAGTAACTTGAGTTGCAGTTGTGTTAGATGAAATGTAATTTGCTGCGCCTCTTATTGAATCAAACAACGCATGATTTGCTGAGTCGGATGTGCGAGATTTAATCCACACTAAATTTGGCTGGAATGACACACCGTTTGTGCTGTTTGATATAGATAGCGGATTAGCTGTTCCAGTGTAAATTGTAGCCGCAACATAATTTGCCGGATTAACAATTGTTGGATTTGAAAGATTGCTTGCGTTAAGCGCGTTAAACCCAGCAGGTCGCGTATACTGAAACGGACGCTGGCCAAAGTTAGCATAGATAATTTTAGCGTTTGTTGCAGAGGCTGCGTATGGAATGTATCCTCCTCCAGTAAGCCCTGTGGCAATCGAGCTGTATGATGTTCCGTCAACAGTGTAATCCAAATTTCCTGTGTCGGCATTAAACCTTACACCAATAACATTGGTTGTTGGCGTAACCGAAATAGTGGTTGCAGATGTTTTGTACACCCCAACCAACTGATCCGCAGTTGCAGCGTTGTATTGTATTTCCCAATACCAACTTCCGTTATCCATTGACATGCTCCCAACAATAGCTTGAGAGGCTGCGGAAGTTGTTTGAAGGTTTGCAGAAGTTAAGGAAGCTGTTGTTATTGGATTGAGTGAATTTATTACAGCATAATTTCCTCTTCCGTTTTGCCCATCGCTGTAATTTACTGGAACATCAACCATGCTGTCGTATGTTACGCCAGAAGTTAGGCTGACATTTGTAGCCGTCCAATGGTTCCCGCGCCCCGAGCTATCCTCTGCTAAAGTAGCTAAAGAAGATGTGTTGTTAAAGCGCAGCCTAAACCCATTATTGCCGTAAGTTCCAGTGTATTCTTTTGGCGTCCATACGCCAGTTGTAGAATTAATTTCACCAAACGACGACGGAGTTAATGCTTGGCCATCAACAAAATTTATTTCCGCAAGATATCCGTCAAAAGGACGAGCAGTTTCGGCAGCATTTCCTATATTATGAGACGTGGCTGTATTAAATCCTAAAGCCGAAGCCGTTCCAGTGGCAACTATAGATCCATTTACATAAAATGTTTGAGATGTTCCGTTTTGAACGTAAACAATATGATACCAAGCAAGTGGATCACGAAAAATTGCAGTTGTTGTTAATGTAAAAACATTATTTATAAAAACAGTAATAGCTTCAGTAGTTCTAAATCCAAAATATGTGCTGTTGCTTACGCCAAACAACGATGGGTTTGTATTCTGAATAGTGCGCTTTACCCAGCCAGACCAAGTATATACATTTGCATCTGTTGGCGTTCCAAACGTCCGTGACAAACGCGCTGAATTAACTGAGCGAAACCTAAGCGAATTGGTTATAAAATTAGGGCTTGGAGGAGCGCCTCCAGCTTTCCTAAGGCTGCCAAGTAAAGCTAGCATAAATTAAGTTGTTGCATCGCCACCAACGACCCACTGGTTCCCGGCTATTTTGATTAGCGAAATCAGCGAGTATTGACCAGCAGTTTTTGTCCCGTTCTTGCTAACAATGGTTACACCAGCGGCCCCGGACACTGTCACCTGACCTGCGTCAAGCTGCATCATTAGAAGCTGTGTGCCAACAGGAAAGTCGGTTATAACAGAGCCTGTGTCAGCAGCAATTGTTACCGTAATTGAATTTGGATTACTAAGCGTGATTAACTTGCCAGCGTCACTTGGAGAAGTCACAACAGGCGTAAACGTCGTGCCAGTCTGCGCGTTAATAAGCACCATTGCCGTGGCAATTGGCGTTCTGTTAAGCACAGAGAACTGATTGGACTCGGTAATGTAGAGCTGCGTGTTGTCCCACTCAAGAGCGCCAAGTGCGCGGGTGGAAAGGAGTGTGGCAGCGGCTGTGCTGAAGCTAATTGGGTTAAGCGTGGTTGAATTTGCTACAAAGGTTTGCCGCGAAGTAAATATATTGGCAGCGGTAATTGCGTTACTATTTCTTGACGAAACAAGAGGTGTAGTTATTGCGGTTGTCCCAACATTGATATCTGTTTTTGACGTAGTTGTTGGCCCAATAGCGGCCCTTACAGTCCCAGCACTTCCGCTGCCGTATTTAATAGCACATATCGTGTTGTTTTTTACGGTTCCAGAAAACCATGTTGGGCGCGTTAATTCTGTCGTGACACTTGCGGTTCCAACTCTTGTGATAATCCACGGCCCATTTGCTATGTTGGTAGGGTTTGTAGAGCCTGTCTGTCCGCCAACAAAAACCGTATCACCCACAGATGGCGCAATGCCTTCAATCGTAAGTACAGCAGGAGTATTGTAAGTTAATACATTTATTCCAGTTGTGGTCATTGACCCTGCAATTGCAGCACTAATGTAGTAGTCAACTTGTTGAAGCCCGCCCATTGCAGTGCGAGCGGCTTCTTGTGTGATTGCTCCAGTACCACCAAGCTCGATCCCCAGCGGAGCAGCCGTCGTAAGCGCAGGCTGGTAGGCAGATAGCTGGCCCGTTGTCGCCAGTCCACTCAGTGCATCTGAGGTGATCCCGCCAAGGTTGCTCAGCGCCGATGGCGCGTCAGTAGCGCCCGTCCCGCCGTTGGAAACGTCAAGCGTACCAGTCAGGTTGAACGTGCCATTGTCGGTGATTGCGCTCGTTGGCGAAAATGACAGGCCGGACACTTGGCTTGTCATGGCGATGCTCGTCACTGTGCCTAATCCAGACAAAGAGGCCGTCTCAAGCGCACTGATGCGCCCGTAAGCGTCCACGCTAATGACAGGCACCGCTGCGCTGGAGCCTACGTTGGTTAATACGCCCGGACCAGCCGTTTCAAGGGCAATGATGCCATCGCTAGTGATGGTGCCGCCTGTAAGCCCAGCGCCCGCCGTAATAGCCGTTACAGTGCCAGATGTGCCTGCGGGGATAGCCTCTGTTGTAAGTGCCGTGATTTGACCGTAAATGTTGGTCGTGATAACAGGCACAACTGAAGATGATCCTGCTGTAATCGCGGCAATTCCAGTGGTGACAAGCGCAAGCGTGCGGCTGGTCGAAAGATCTCCGCCGCCAGTCAAGCCGTCTCCAGCAAGAACGCTCACCTGACCCATCTGCACCTTGTCCAGTGCAAGGGGCGCTGCGCTTGAGACATCCGAGTCGGTGATTAGTGATGCCGGGTTCTGCGGGACACCGTTAATGACCTTTACCACACCTGTGCCGCCTACCGACGGGATCGTCGTGTGAACGTGAGAAGGCGTACCGTCGCCAAACTCAATTGTGGCGGTATGTCCTGCGGCAGAAGCCTGCACCTGCAAGAGAATGTAGAGCCTGTCGGATGGCGTTACATCGGTCTGCGGGATCACCACCGAAATGGCAGTCTGAACCGTGGTGCCGTTGTTGCTGACAACAGCAGTGCCGGACGTGGCAATCAACGTCGAAGTTGTGCCATCCCACTTGTAAACCTGCACACGCAACAGTGTCGGCGCATTTGCGTTTGCGTCTGACTTAGCCCACACGTTGAAGTCAAAGATACCAGCTGGGATGTCCTGAAGGTTGGGATCAAGTGTGTCTGAAACAAACCCAGCAATGTCAGTCCAAACGCCACTGGTAAGCACCGCTGACTGCACGGAAGTCTGAGCCACCTCGGCAACACGTCCCAGCTCTTTGGAGCCAGCCGGAGCAGGCGCATCTGGGTTTGTGCCATAATTAAGGTAGAACAACACTCCACCACCACCAGATCCGCCAGTAGCAGGCGCTGTAGCCACCCATGCCGAGCCATTCCAAGTCAACACTTGTCCACTGGTTGGCGTAGTGGCAGACACAGCCTGACCTTGAATCTTTGCAACCGTCGGGTTCGGGTAGTTGCCAGACAGATCTCCGCCAGCAGCGGCAGTCGCAGACAAGGCACCAAGGTTTGTTAGTGCGGCAATGTCAGTAGTCGCTCCAGTTCCACCTTGCGAGATGGCTAGGGGCGCGGCAGATGTTAGTGCAGGCTGAAGCGTGCTGATCTGTGTTGTGGTTGCGTAGCCGCCAAGCTGCTCGGTTGTAGCAAACCCTGAAAGCTGTGCAGTTGTGGCAATGCCAGAAATCTGCGAAGTGGTCGCGTAGCTACCGAGTTGCGCGGTAGTTGCAAAGCCAGAAATCTGAGCCGTGCCAACCGCATTTTGATTGTAGTTGACAACAGAAACAGAGATGTCGCTTGAGCCAACATTAATAGCTCCGCCTGTAGCCTTGCCTACGTTGTAGATGTATCCAGAACGTGTATTGCCAGCGCCAACACTAACGGTGACCCCTTGATAGATAGTTCCGCTAAACCATGTTGGTCGAGTCAAGACAGCGCCAGAAACGCTGCTTACGTTCATGGCAGTTACAATCCATGGCCCGTTTTGTTTTGCATCAGACTGAGCCGTAAAAAGAACTACAACGCCAAGAGTAATATTTTGGCCGTCAATTGAAGGGGTGCCAAAGGTAGAGTAAGTAAACGTGTTGGGAACAGGAACAGTGTTTGACGTTCCAGCTTGATTTACCAAAGCTGCCAGCCCAGTCACGTAATGGCCCGTGCCGCCTGTTTGAACCGTTCCGTCATAGAACGAAATCCCTTTACTGTCCACCGAAAGCGCAGCACCAGTGCCAGTCTGCGTGATTGCAACAGCAGGAGCCGTAGAGTTGGCTGCGAACGTAGCTGCGCGGCCTGTGCCGCTTTGATTTACCGCAAGTGACGTTGAAGTGCCGCCAACGCCAATGGTTTGCGGCTGATTGAATGTGTTTGATTGAGTAAGACCGGGAACAGTTATGTTGACCCCAGATGAAGGAGAAAATGTTAATTTGCTCTGGCTGCTTATCCAAAGATCCCCTGCCGTTACAGTAGATGGATTTAATGTTCCAATTAACCCCCCAATGTTAGCCTTAGCCTGATCCGTGGTTGCGGCCATGATGAGGCGACCGTCCATCGTTGAGCCAGACTTCAGCACATAAGCATTCAGCTGCTGCGTGTTGAATGCAGGCACTTGAGCGGAAGTAATCCCACCGAGGTTGGCTAACGCGCTGACAGCGTCTGTTGCCCCGGTGCCGCCGTTACTGATAGCAATGACATCGCCAGTAGCCACAGCTCCAATAGAAGCTGGCGTAATTGCCGCGATTTGAGCGGAAGCTAAAGCCTCCACTTGAGCGGTGTTTGTAAAGCCGGATAGCTGAGAAGTCCCCGCTAGACCTGCCGTAATAAGCGATTTAGCTGCGGTTTTAGTTTCCCCGCTTTGGTTTAAAACAAAAATATCAGCATCATTTACAGTAGACGCCGAAGGAAGAGCAGAAATTTTAATGTCAGGCATACAATTAATTGATTAAACCAAACTTACGACCCTTTGTAAGAAATCATTTCACCAAGCACTCTCCAGCCTAAGGCGTTGCTTGTAGTTTTTATGATTGTAAACAAGTATGCGTTTACAGCATTTGTAGTGGGTGTTGGAAATGTGCCATTAACCCATTTTACTGGAAATTCCAAATTAATACCATCAATAGTGGGTGGACTATTTGGGCTCATTCCGTATGCTGGATTTCCAGTTTCAGTTAAAAAGATAATTGAAATTGACTGTCCAACTGACATGTAGTCAAGCAGGGTTGTTGACGAATTTCCTCGTATGTTTAATCTAAATGTTCCCGTGGCTGGCAGCGTGTAATACAGTACATTTTGCGTTAACGCATCAAATTGAATTGTTGTTCCTGCTGAAGCGGCAGTTGCGGTTACAGTAATGTTTTCCCTGATTGATGAGAGCGTTGATCCAATTAAAGAAATTGAATTGTTTGTGCCTGACGTAATTCTCCCAAATTGATCTACTGTAAACGCTGGGATTTGTGATGCGGTTCCGTAAGTTCCGGGAACAACTCCGCTTGGAGTAAGTGAATTGATTGTGGTGGTTGTAAGCGAAGTGACTCGCCCGTATGTGTCAACTGTAATGACTGGGCATTGGGTGCTGGATCCAGCCGTAATGGCTTGAATGCCAGTTGTGGCTAAATTAATCTGAAGCGCACCCGAATAAATTACAGGGCTGCCAGAAACAGAAAGTGTGCTAGACGTTGCGCCAACAGCTACAACCGTTCCTCCAGCCGATCCTGAAATCCCCACATTTTCGGCATTGGTGATTTGCCCCTTGTCATTAACCGTAAACTGAGCAACCGTTGACGCGCTTCCAAATGTGCCAGCAGCCACTCCTGTGGTTTGCAAAGCAATAATGTTGCTCGTGGACAACGCTCCGCCGCCAACAAGGCCATCTCCCGCAATAATGTTTGTAGAGTTAAACTGCTGAAGGCTGACGCCCCCAAGCGCAGTTAGCGCGGCCTCTGCTGTTGTCTCTCCAGTTCCGCCCTGCGTAATTCCAGCAGGCGCACTTGATGTAAGAGCGGGTTGCGCTCCAAGTGTAGCAAGCGCAGAAACGGCATCAGTAGATCCTGTGCCTCCAGTAGATACTGGAATCAACGGCAGACGAGCTGCGTTTAATGTGCCGCTGGTAATTTCCGAAGCATTCAACGACCTGACTTGAACAACTTGGCACTTTTTAGTGTCTCCATTTTGAACAATAACAAGTGTATCGGCTAATTCAACCGTGTTTGCTACTGGCAAATCTGTAATTCTGATACCCATAATTAACCTGTGGTTATACGTTGGCTTGCTTCGTTGTTAAGGCGATTTCCAGATTCAGTCAATATTCTATATGTGGTAACTGGACCGGGCTGAACTGCTTGCTTGCGAAATTTAAAAGTGAACTTATTTCCGTTTACTCCAATGCGGGTTAAAATCTTGCCTCCCGGCGCAGCTTCAGTTCCATTTCTGCGGGTGATAAATTTTGTAATCATCAGTAGGTGTAGGCCATGTTAAGTTTTTGGTTTTGCCCCTGCTGGCGAATTAACACGTCAATCTGCTGCTGCACTGCTATTTCTGCAAGCTGATCGAATGCTATCCCCTCGTCGGTTCTTCCTTCAGACTTTAAAAAATCGGCGCTTATCCCATTTACTAAAAAGTCTTTAAACCGATACGGTATCAAAACCTGCTGCCAAAAAGCCATTGGCCAGCTCGGCGCGTATGGAGCAAGGTTTACAAGACAGTTCCAAAAATCCCCCCTGCTGCCTTTTGATGGATCAGAAGGAGTAAAGCTAGACGAAGACTGAATGGGGTCGTAATAAACCTGCGCGTTTTTGCTGTACGATATTGCGGAGTTATACGGTCTGCCAATTAATCTTGGAGCATTTAACCTGTATTGAATGAATTTTTCTCCGTTTTGCAAAAACGTCAAATATGTAGCTTCTTGAAGCTCGGAATTAAACAAATCTTCAACTATAAAATCAACCGGGACAGCGCGGGTTGTTGTCCTTGGATCTACTGGCCAAGCAGCAAGTCCCTGCACAGAATTTGTAGGAAGCTGAACAATCCGTTTGGGATTTTTGTCAAAAGTAATTGTGCTTGTGAGCTTGCCGTTTGGTCCTTCGTAAGTTGAAAAAGAAACCGTGGTGCCGTATGGCACGGTTATAGAAACAAAAGAAATATACTCCCCAACCGAATCAGTTGAAGTGCCATATGAAGACACTGTTTTAATGTCTGCTGCATTTTTAACTTCACCGTTAAAGGTGTAATAAAATGGATTTTGAATCTCTATTTCAGACTCAGCAATAGTGCCAAGCCTGTAAGCATCTCCAGAAAAATCTGCTGTGTAAACACGGGGAAAATCAGCGTCTAAACTTAACTTCATTTCTTGGGTATTGGCGCTTGTCTGCACCCATAATGGCGAGTCATTTTGAGCAAGAAGTTCAAGTCCTGTTTGAGTTTCTATTGCTGGCAAATCAACCAACTCTACTAAAGAAATTGGATTTCCCGGAAAAGTTTTAATAAACCTATTGGTGTCCGGCCATTCTTCTCGATCCCAAATTGTTCCAATGCGGCGCGATGTAAAATCGCGAATTGCGTTGAAGCTTTTTTCATTTAGCGTGGCTCGGTCAAGCCCAATGAGCTGACAGACCTCTACAAGAATATCGCTAAACGGGACGGTCTTCATGCGTAAACGGTGCGGGATCTCACGTTAGTAGATGGCACCCAGCCTACACTAATTTCTTTTGTGCCGCCAGAATTTACTTTGCACTGATCGTTGTCGCGCAAAAACTCTTTCATGAACTGCTTGTCATCCCAGCATTGATAGCCCAGTTTTTGCCCCCAAAAATGATAGGCGTGGCCCGGAATGTTGGCTATCTTCTGCCCAAGTCCTTCGATTGACTTGTGGCGCATTTTTGTGTATTTGGCGGCCTGTTTTGAATCAATTTCAGCCTGCACGCGGTTCATTTGCCAGCCGCGCCGAAATTCAGCCTCCATTTCTACTGCTAGGCTAGGATCAATGTTCAACATGACAATTACATCCTATTTATTGGGGCCGTAAACAAACTAGATTCAAGAGGGCTCTTCTGTGCGGGTTGTTGCCCTGCCCGGTTAAGGTATTTTGCGCCTTTTGCGTAATTTTGTACTGGCGGCCCTTTAGTAGCGTTAGGGCTAGCGCTGTATTTTGCACCTTTAACAATATTTTTGGGGTTATTAATAAGCCTTTGGTTTTGTTCTGCAATCTTTTTATTTTCAGCATCAATAACTTGTTGCTGTTGTTGAATCAATTGCTTGTTATAATTTTCCGCAGCGGCTTTTTGCAACGCATAAACATTTTGAAGCGCGGCGGTGGTGGCTCCTTTAATCCCCCTTACTTCTCCTTGTTCAGAAGGAAATGGCTGCAAGCTTATTCCTCCAGCAGGAACCTGATTCGGATCAATGTTTTTAATTTGTGGAGTAAATTGATATTGCCCCGCGTTCGCGTTTGGATTGGAATTAATTTTTTGTGCGCCCATAAAAAAATTCTAGTCTCTCCCAGTGTCACACCACTTTGCATTGCTGGCAGGTGTCGCTCTCTATAGATGTCTCTCCATTAGTCACACCACTGACTCAACCAGCTTTCGCCAATCAAGTCCGGCGGCATGGAGCCACCAGCAGGTGTCGCTCTCCAATTGGAGGAGTAATCGTCTCTCCGATTAGTCACACCACTTGTCAACCAGTTGCATAGCACTGGAAGCGTTTGGCTCCATTTGGAACCACAGGTGTCGCTCGACGCTATTGTCTCTGTCTCTCCAGAGTGTCACACCACTCGTTTGCGCCTACGGGTATGGTGGCCCAAGGTCGGCAGGTGTCGCTGGTAGGGGGACTAGCTTGAGAAGTCAAACTTGCCGAGACCCAGCGGGTTCCCGACAACAAGACCGCAGACGGCTTCTACAACCCGAGCAGGACCGCCACCGAAGTCAGGCAGCGATTGCACAGCGGCTACGTTTCCGCCGTAGCGGACTTCGATCAAGTCCATGTTCAGGACAAGCCCCTTGTATGGGGTCACCGTCCATGCGCCGCCACTGATTGTTCCAAGGAACACCGTGGGGTGCAGCTTGACCGTACCGAAGTCGCCTTGGAACACGTCCACGGACTGGATGTAGGTTTCAGCAGCAGCGTCACGCTGGAAGGTCTGCACTTTGGTTGCGCCAGCAGCCAAAACTCCAGCAGTGGAGGTTGTAGTCAACTGCGAGGTTCCAAGCAGGCTTGTAAATGCACGCTTGAGGTCGGTGCCAACAATTGCGTCAAACGAGCGATACTGACCAGTCTGGTTGTAGATGCTCTTCAGCAAGCCTTGCACGTCAAGGTCCGTCAATCCACTAGATGCACCAGTAAGGATCGAATCGGAAGGAGTGCGGAACTGTGAAGGGATGTCTCCGGGGGTTGGAGTTCCTGTGCCAGCGGTGCTGATCCATGTCTGGATCCCAGCCGTAAGGTAAGGAACAGAGCCGTTGTCCTGTTGCGCGGTTTGGTTGGAGCAAAGTGTCGTTTCAATCGAACGCTTGCACTGAAGGATCGACTTGGACACGTTGTACGCCAACTCATCGCGCACGCCTGCCACTTGAGCAATGTCAGTGGAAAGCTTGGACACGCGAACGGCGTCCATGCGGAACACCTGAGCGTAATTAGCCAGCTCGGCGCGATAGCCTACATCCCAGTTGGTGTAAGTGCTAACGTCCGTGCCGTCAATCGTGCCGCCAACTTTTGGCGCAGGATTGCTGTCTGCCTGCCAACGGAAAAACATGTTTCCGGGCTTGCTGCCCTTACGGGCCATAGACGTGAATGGCGTGTCTTTTGCATCGACAAGCGCAATCATGTCCATCAAGTCTTCGCGTTTACCGCGACCGCTAAGATTAGGTTCAGTTAGAAGTGCCATAATACTAAATCAAGTTAAGTTAGGTTACTGAATTGAATAGGGGCTTACACAAACCCCATTGCTTTTACTAGGTCACTCAGTCCATCTCTGCTTGAAGGATCCTTAAGAAAGGATTTTTGAGCCGTCTTAGTGTCATCCTTGCTTGCGCTTGGAGCAGCCTTTGGCGCGGGCTGTGATGGGGCGCGTTTAATCGGAGCCGTTGATGCTGGTTTAGACTTTTTATCTGTATAAGCCTTCAACCCCTCCACAACTATTCCAGCTAAATGCTTCCAATCTGGCCTGCGTTTAATCTCTGGAAAATCTCGCGCAATTGCCATTGCCGCTTGATACTCCTGAGATTCGGGCTTTTTATACCAAGGAAAATCCTGCAAGATTAAAGGTTCCGCCATTTGCTGTTGTTGCAAATATTGGTATCTAATTGGAATCTCAAGATCTTTATGCTTGATTGCGGCTGACTTCATGGCCTGAACTTGCTTTGAGGTTACCTCTAGCATTTCTCCATTTGGCATTGGTATTTCTCCGCCATCTGGATTTTGTTCACACCAAACAATTACATCTACAGCTTGTTTAAAATGTTTTTCCAGCTCTTGAGCTGAATTAATATTTTCAAACGAGTTGTTGATATCTTGCTTTACAGCAGGCGCAGAAGCTTTTGCTGCTTCCAACTCTTGCTGCATTGAAATCAATCGCTGTTCCTGTTCTTGCAATTTAGCCTGAGCGGCCTTTTTCGCAGCAACTAGTTTGTTGATGCGCTTCTGCACGCCTCGGCTTAATGGACTTTCAGGCTCACCTTCTTCATCGGTGGGCTGGTCGGCCTCTTCTTCAGCTTCAACCTCTGAGTCCACAATTGGCTCTTCGGTCTCTACTTCAGGTTCGGCCTGCTGCTCCTCTTTGGCTGGAGCCGCCTCCTCCTCGTTTAGGAAATTAGATTTAATGAAATCAGTTAAACTGTTTCCACTAATGTTTCCGAGGTTGTTTGCAACGGGTGTACTATCTGCCTCCTGACTCCCGGCGTCAGGCTGTGTATTTGTGTTATTCATGCTATATTGGTAGCAAGCCCTTTTTAATTCAATCCAGTAACGCTGGAAGGCCCGTTAGTGGCGTTATGCCAAATCTTTTTCAGGAGTCAAGCCATTTAATTGTCTAGCTTGTTTTCTTAATTCAATAAGCGTGCTTAAAGCCAGATTAATTCCGTCAGCCTGCCCAGCCGCATGTATTCTATCTTCTCCTTTGCAGTCTTTACTTATAGCAAGCATCCAGTGCTGTTCTTGTAATTGCTCAAGAACCTTGCATGTTTCTGACCAAATAATGTTTTTCCCTGAAAATCCAAAAGCGTTCTTTTGATCTTCCGTCATATTACTGTTGCGCCTCCTGCTGTGCCACTGGCGTTACTCCAATCCGGCCAATTTGCGCGTTTTGTTGTTGCATAACAGACATTTGCAGGCTCTTAATGTAGTTCTCAAACAACGCTTTAAAGTTCTCGTCCTGCTGAAGAGCCGCCTGCGCTTTCGGGTTGGCCTGCATCACCTGCTGCGCGTATTGCAGCTTGGTCTGTGCAGCCGGATCGTTCTCTTGGTATAGCGCCTCGTTGCCGAGCAGCATCATGCCAATGTCTGACTGCACATCTTTAAACATCTGCCTGCTGGCATCTTGCGGATTAAGAATCAAGTCTTTTGCCACTTCTGGAGCAACGGCCTGAATCATCATCTCAGTGAGCTTGTTTCTGTTTAAGACTCCGCCAGTGTCAAGTTGTGCAACCTTGGTAAGGAAATCAATCTTCTGCGCAATGTACTCTTTATCGAGATCCATCACGTCAAATTTGACCGTTAAATCAAACTCGTTGTGGATGTCAGACAAGTTTTGCGGCAGTTGGCCTCCAGTAATGCGCTGGATCTCAACAGGGGACATGTACTGGCAGCACAAACTAAACATCTGCCGGAAGATCGTCCGCCAAGTAAGCAGCCAAGTGTTTACCAGCATCTGTTGAGCAAGCTGTGTTTTGCGTGGATCAACATTAGGATTAACCGTACCAAAGTAAGCGGCATGGCTTGCCTCGACTTGTTTAATCAGCTCAAAAGCAACATTCGGCTCGCGAGCTGGAGGATCCATGAACGTGTAGTCCGTTGGACTTACGACAGGTAACTGCACTCCGGGCCCAACTCGATTAATGGCTCCAATGCGTTTGACGACTTTGATGGGGGGAAGAGTCGAGAAGGCAGTATGATCCCGGATGGAATCGTGCTGCGCTTTGATTTCATCTTGATCCGTGTGTGCAAGCTCAGGAACGCCGCGAGTATCAGTAATGGCACGGCGGATGCACTCACGACGGAACTCCACAAACGGATACTCTCCGTGCGCGTAATCAAGCCTTTCATGGATAGCATACGAAATTTTTTCTTTCGGATGATCTACGGCAGCCTGCGGGCAGATAACCGTGTAGTAGATGCACGGAGCCTTGCCGTCCAGACTCTTGGTGTAGCAGTACACCACCTCAATCATGTTTTGATAGTTAAGGCCGTTGTATACAAGAAGCTCCGTGCTTGGCAGGATGTTCGTGTTGTACATTGTGCTGCTCTTGCCAGCCATCTGCACAGCCAGCTCTACCCAGTCTTTGTTCCAGCCTTCAGTGGTAATCTTCTCGCGAATCTCCACTTCAGACATCCATGTCCGGCGGAAAATTACACGGGATCGCTGGAGGTCTGCCGTTTCAGGCGGAACAAGAACTTCATCCCAAGGCTTAAGAGCAATAATCTCAGGCAAGTTTTTGCTAATATACTCTTCATCTCTAGAGGATACTCCAGTAGTGGCAAGTTCTTTAACCATTCGCTTTGCCTCGCGAGCGGATAGCCCCGGCATTGTAGCCTCCAGAATAGCAGCAGCCTCATCAGACTGTTGCATGATCAAGTCTGGCAACTGCATGAGCGTCGGGCTTTGCGACTGTTGCGCCAAGGCCACAATTTCATTCATCGTGACAGGCTGTTCGCGCTTGCTGATGTTCTGTCTCCAGCCCACAAAGAAAGCCGTCCAGCCGTACTGAAAAGCGTACTGTGCGCCAAGCTCAGCCTCCCTGCGCAGCTCCAGCGGCATCTTATTGTCGCGAACCCAATGCAAAAGCGTTGTGGCTATGCCGCTAATCGACATATCCTGCATTTCAACCTCGCTTGCGCGAATCGTTGCACGCTCAAATGCCGTTACCAGTAGCGACGAAAGCTCGTTGCAGGTAGAATCAATTAAACGGTTGCGAACGTCACTCGCCCCCTCAAACGGCCATGCCGGGTCACCCTCGTTGCGAAGGTTGCTATGCTTCTTGCCGTCGTCACTCTGGCCTGCCCACCGTGCAAAACGCACATCATCGAACTTGATCGTCAGGTTACCCTGCGTCGAGTTGATCATGGCACGATTGTATTCGCTCAACAGATCCCCAACGTCGGGGACATTTGTTGCAATAGCCAGAGGATCTGAAGAAGCTGAATACATAGAAAGATAAAGTTCAATAAGAGCCGCTTTGAGCCATTTGCCTCATTTGCTTTTCCCATTGTTCACCGCCGAAGTATTGTGGCTGCATAACCACCATATATCCTAAGGCGTCAATTGGATCTTTACTAGCACCTTTTTGTCCATCTTGTCCAGTCCATTCCTTTAAACTGTAAATCAAGTTCTGACAACGCTCATGCACCATTAACTTGGGATGGTTTACACCTTTTTCCATTGGTTTTTCTCTATCCCATGACAAAAGATCATTGATTAACATCACCCGCTCTTCAATTGGCATGGCGGCGGCAGGAGTAAATATAAGTGGATTATCTGTCTGATTAAGCAAGTCCAACACTGTAACACCCCCATCACGGGTGATCGTCTCCGTGCCAGCCGTCCTTGGGTCAATCCAACGGTCAACGATCATCTCGCGCCGGTCGCCAGCCGTCTCCAGGCTCCAGATCAAGTCCGTATACTCGTTCACCCCGCGACCTGCACCCGCCTTCTGTGCCGGGCCAGCTCGACCGTCGGCCTTGTCACTAGGGAGCGCCCATTCCCCGTAGCTTTGGTCGGGCCATTCACGGTAGACCCAAAGTATACCGTATTTATCCACCCTACCCCAGAGCATGAACCAGTTCCGCGCCCCGGCAGGGTCAACGGTCATGTAGTTGCTTCCTTCGGGGATCAAGTCTTCCGGCTCCCCCTTCCACAGGTTGTGGTCACCAAACATGGGAAACTCGGAGCCAGCCGTCTGATCTGCCCAGCCATAAGCGCGGATCTTGATGTCGTGGCTGGAGCGCCCCGAAAGCTCCTGCTTCATCCGTTCCCAGTTGTTGTACGGGTTAAGCTCGGTATGATACCAGATGCAGGCGTGTCGTCCGTACAGGTTCTCGGCCATGTAGGGCATCTCACCCTTGGGTACGGTAAGGACGTTGCTATTGGGCAAGAGCGGCGAGGGGCGGCTGACGGTGACCTTGGTACTGTTGATGTACTCCTTCACGACCTGGGTGTACCCTTGCACCGGCGTAAAGGTGACGATCAGCTTGCCTGAGCGTGTCACAAGCCGGTAGCGGAGGGTCTCCAGCCAGTTCTGCGGGACAAGCTCGTCGCACCAGACGTAGTCCACCTCGCCACCTTCGACCACCTTAATGTCCTGGGCATAGTTCAGGAACCAGATCTGGTTGCCCATGTACACCGCCGTATTGTCGCTAAAGCCGTTCTTTTGGCTAAAACTAATTTGCGTATGATTAGTACGTTTAATGTTGCGAATCTCTGGTGGAAGGTACTTATAGAATACGTTCTGCTGTGCTGACACGCTGGTCATGTGGGTCGTGTGCAAACACCAGATGCGGATGTTGCGTTTACCCTGGCGTTCCTTGATCCAGTCGGGTGTAGTGCCGGACAGGTCAGTGCCGATGAACGCTTGAGCCATCCGTTTGGCTGCGTACTCGGTTTTTCCTGAATTGTGATGGGTTATCGCCGCATGTATGTAGTTATGATATACTGGGACGGTGAAATCCCACACAACGTCATTCCGTATAAATTGCACTGACTCTATCTTAAGGTCTTCACATGGATGAAAGAGCTCAGAGCTGGTAGACAGCTTTGAAATAGGCATCCACGTTTTATCTTTGCACAAAACAAGGTGTGCCCCTGAGCAAACAACCGATGTGCCAAGGTTTGTCTTTACCTCAAAGAGATCCGCATTTTCTTTCTTGAAAGGAACCTCAGCCTCAGCCACCACAACCTGCCCGGTTGATTCATCTATGGCCAGAACATGAAACGGCTTGTTGATGGCATCTACGCGCAGCTTCTTGCCGGTCTTGGCATCTGTGATCTCCGTCTCCCCAGCCAGGCATCTATTCCCGCCAAGGATGACCGTCTCGTTAAAACGGTTGAGCAGGCTGTCCGCGTCGGGCCAGTGCGCCAGTTCGTGGCCATAGCGCATCGGATCGTTCTGTTCAGCCTTAATCTTGTTCTCCCGCATAAGGAACAGATCAAGCACCTTCTCCGGGCCAATGTTCTGGATCATAGCCAACCTTTCCCGCTTATTAGGCGCAGGCAGGATTGGATGATCCTCCAGCTTGTAGGCTAAAACTTTCTCGATAATTTCCTGATTTTCTTCATTCATAGTGTTGACGTTTTTCCACGATGCCCTATATTTGTTGTGTCGTCAAATAGGCGACCGTGTACCCTCTGCACCACCTGAAACATCGGACGCACAGGCGATTAAATGGTTCCAGCTATCCCTCTTGAGCTGGATTAAACATCTGCATCGGTCTCAAAGTTGCAGAGTACTGACAGTCACGCCTACGAGAATGGCAAGAGTTTCCCGAACGGGTAGCCATCACTCATGACTGTAATTGCGAAACGAAACGACGACACTTATACGGATCGTTAAGTCTCATTTCTGTATAGTACTCCCCCAAGATAGGCAGTAATGCTGAGTCTTGGGGGTACTATGCTCACTCGCAACTCTCCTTGCCGGATTGTTTATCTCCCACGGTGAGCAGCAGCTTCTGCTGCGAGAGTGATAAGCTGGCGCTTCGACAGTTATCACGGCAACACGAAGCTAGAGCAAAAGAAAGTCACTAGAGAAGGGGAATATCACTAGTGACTAAGAACTTGATCTCAGCTTAAGAACAGATGATCCAAAGTATAGCCAACTCAAAGGTGTTAAGCTGCATCTCTTGCGCGTTCACCAGGCTTAAGCACCACTTAAGCGCGATATGCAGAACATAACCTGCGCTTAATGCGAACATAAGCGACTTAAGCTTGCTCTTAAGCCTTTCGAGCTTGTCATATACCGCCAACTTGTCCTTGAGCGTCATCTTATGCATAGCGTCTTGTTCTTAACCCGAATGATTTGACCGCACTTAAGATTGAGTCCCTTGAGCCCCACAAACACTTGTTCCTCCTTGTCCGTCTGCACCCAGCGCCGGTTCGGATACAACCTGACAATCTTCTGCTCCACACTTACCCCACTCTGCACAGGTTCCGCAACATGGGGCGCTTCTACTTGAGCCGGCACGTCCGCTTGCGGCTCAGAGGCGCTTTGCTCGGCCACTTCACCGGGCAGCGTGCCATCCAACAGGTCGCTACGATAGATGCGCTTGAAGCTGCGAAAGCACTTCCGCTCGATGTAGTCCTCCCCGAGCTTGTACGACATGGGCCGATACGCCGGACCAAGATGCTGCTTAACCGTTTTCTCGCTTAGTGTGTACTTGATTGTCATAGTGACACCAACGGTACACTAGCGCAGTGTAGCGTGCAAGGCGGGGAAAGAGAAAGCCCGCTACGCTCCTCAAGGCGCAACGGGCTTAGTGTGGCCAACGTGCGCCCCAGAAGGGAAACACGGAAGCCGAGGTGTCTTGGACGACGTAGGGGAATGTAGCATGGCGACGGGTACACGCAAGCGCGAAGGGGGCCAGTTGGCGAAAAAAAGTCTGAGGGGGGGAATGCGTCGCCGTCGCCGTCGTAATAACAGGTCGGCCCCCCGCCCCCCCTATCGCCGGTTTTACAGAGTAAAAACCCCGTTCCATATGACGTACATAGTATTCAGTTATTGGCAAGGTGCTCGAGCTCAACGGCTTACAGGGGTCGGCTAAACGTAGGGTGTCGGGATCGTCAAAACGTGCGTCGGGGAACGTCAAAAGGGCGATGCTGGGACGATGGGCGGGCGTACCGGGCGCGGGCGCGGGCGCGCGGTGCTTTCGTGTGACGCTGGGGGCGTAACGCATTTTCTTCACCTTATTGCAACTTACTTGCACTACGCTAACGCAACTCACTTGCAATAGCGCCGCCGCTTTCGCTCTCGCCGTACCACAGTCGCGACAGTCGCGAGCTCGCCAAGCTGTCACACTCATGCTTTTTTCTTTGCCCATCTTCTCTTTTTTATTGCCACGCTATACCGAAACGCTAGTCTCGCCACTGTTAGTTCAACCTTAACCAACCCAACTCAGCTTATGAACGTCCACGATATGAACGCCTTAGAGTTCGCGGCTTATACCCGCTTGTGCCTTTTCCTTCTTATGGGAGGATGCGCGCTTATAACCGCAACCCTTTGGCTTTCAGTCTATTTCGACTACCGCAAAAGCAAGCAAAAATAACCTCAGCAACCTAACACACTACAAACACGCAACATATGAAACTCACCCTCTCACAACCATCAAAGATGCCTTGCCAAGGCTGGTCAGTACCCGCTTTAGCATGCAAAACGGGCAGTAAGCTCGCTCAAGTCGCTGGCTCTGTATGCCATGGCTGCTATGCCTTATCCGGCTTTTATCGCATGCCTAACGTGCAGCGTGCCTTGCAAGAGCGTCTCGCCCTAATGGACTCGCCCCAATGGGTGCCAGCGATGATCGAAAAAATCCGCAGTACAGAGAAAAGCGGATATTTTCGATGGTTCGATAGTGGCGACTTACAGTCTCTAAAAACGCTCAAAAGTATCGTTCGCATTGCTCTAGCGTTGCCTGAAATACAATTCTGGCTCCCGACTAAAGAGTATGGGATTGTCAGTGAGTATTTCGAGCTCTACGGCCCGTTTCCAGCTAACCTTACTGTGCGTCTTTCCGCTTACATGGTAGATAAAGCTGGCCCTAACAGTCTCGCGCAGCATATGGGCCTTACCACCAGCGAAGTCTCATCAACGGAGGGGACCTGTCCTGCGCCTGCGCAGGGCAACAAGTGCGGCGACTGTCGCAACTGTTGGGATAAGAGCGTTCAAACGGTCACCTACAGACTCCATTAATGAAAACCGCCCTCTTTTCCATCGTTTCACGCTGTAACGTAGCAGACTCGCACCGAGAGGTGCTCTGCTACGCTATAAGCCGTCTAAAACCCGAATTTTGGCAAGCTCAGCGCCTATCCTGGCGAGTACAGTTTGCGCGCGCTTGCCGCGAGTTACACACCGAAAACCGTCGTTTATATCGGGACATCATGAGAGGCATACTCTAACCCCTTGCCAAGCAATCGCCCCTAGGTTCAGCGCCTAGGGGCTCTTTTGCGCCTTTTCCCTATGCCTTAACCTTCTCCGTTTCAACCTTTTCTAGTATCTTTGGTCTGAAAGGCGCCGTCTTTTGACGCTTTTTCGCACCAATACGCACCCATACCCAGCACCCGCATCGTCGCATCACCCAGGCCGTTTTCGGCTCTCGATTCCCCAAAGCAAAAACCTTTTTTGAAATTTGAATTTAGAAAACCAATTTTGATTTTGAAATCCGAGTTTAGAATTTAAATTTGAAATTTGAATTTGAAATTCGGATAAGCAAAACCAAAACCAACACACACATGAAAAACCGATACCCCGCCAATTGCAGCGAATGCTGCACCACTGTGCCAGCCCAGGCCGGCACTCTCTCCCGTACCCGCCGTGGCTGGGCCGTCCTCTGTCCTGACTGCACAGCCGGAGCTGAACCATCCAGCGACCTTAACGAGGCACTCGCCTGGTCGCGCGGCAACGCAACATCCTACGGCGTCGTCACGTCCTCAGGCTGGCGTGGCATCCGCAACCGGGCTGGGCGCTGTGAGGACGCGCCATGCTGTGGGTGCTGCGCGTTTTGAAAACCAAAATCAGAAAACCAAAATCAAAATCCATGAATTCAAACATGAAAACTATCTGTCGGAAAAACGGTGCCGTATCCCTTTGGAACATTCTAGAGGGTCGACGCTGCACCTATCGGAGCGTGGTGCCGCCCGCAGTGATGGCCACTCTATCGGATGAGGAGCGCCGAAGAATCATCACGCACCTTGCTAGAGTTTCAAGTCGTCAACCTTAAATTCAAATTGAAATCCTAAAAATGAAAACACGTTGCCACCTCATCAACATCGACGGACTTTGGAAGATTGAACCTTTGCCACCTGCGGAGGGTTCCAGCAAGTGGTGCTTTATCGAGGCAGATGCTCATCTGTGGGCGAAGAAATATAACCTCAAATTGATCCGGGCTCGGTGGTTGGATACCGACCGCAATCTTGAGGCTTTTCCTAAGATGCAGGACGCTTAATTCGCGCCCATTCCGCGCACCTCGCTAGCAACCTGGCGCAAGCTCTGGATCAGCACCCGGAGCCTCTGCGCCAGCGTGACCTCACGCTTGTGCGCCAGCGCGTACATGGCCCGCCACTTCGCGGCTTCCTCCGCGTAGAACTCCGCTTCCTCTTCTAGCGCGGCACATTCCTCGCACATAATTCGCTCTCCAATCGTGCGATGCGCACATGTTGCGCCTGGATCACGCGCCAATACCGTTCGGTCAGGTCGCGCAGGTCGAGAACCTCGTTGGCTAGGTCAGCCTGCTCTTGTGAAACCAGTTTTGAAATTTGATTTTCAATTTTGAAATTTGAATTTGAAATTTGAATTCCAGAATCAGCCTGCAAATTTGGAATTGAAGTCGCCTTTTTCCATCCCAACCTTGCAAGGGCGTCACTCGTTTTCAATCGTTCCAACATGATCGTCTTGTGCTTTCGGCGGCTTAAGGGCCGCCATGAAAGCGGCAGAGATGTCGTTGTTCGTGTGCAGATGCACATGCTGGTGCAGCTGATCCGGCACCTTGTTCTTCTCCAGATTAGCATACTTGTCCAACGTGATCCCCAGTGCCAGCACAGCATCCTTCGCGGACATCTCCGGCATAAGCTCCATGACCCGCTGGGCAGCGCCATCGATCACCGACTGTAGCTTGGCCTTCAGATTCGTATTGAAGTACGCATTCCTGAACTGGCTATCCATGTCCAGCGCCGATACCTTGATCTCGTCCACACTCCGCTCGCTGATCCCCAACTGCATCGCAATGGCCCGGCTGTGTTGGCCTGTGACGAACAAGTCGAGCACCTTCTTTTGGATCTCGGGCGGAATGCCGGCAAGCGCCCCTTGACCGTTAACCTTCTCCATGATCACACCCGGCACATGCTTCTCCAGCTTCACCCCGCTCAACCCAGCAAGCTGCCGCGCACGGCTCTCAGGCGAGCGGTACACGGCGTTGCGTTTCTTGCGTTTGGGTGTCTCGCTCATTCTCGTTCGCTCATAAACGACAGGTCTTCTGCCGTGATCCCGGTGATATCACCGAAGGCAGACTCCTTGATGGCCTGTAGTTGCATGTAGTACTTGTCAGCCTTGAGCGCAATCTTGAGCTGAATGTCAGCCTCAATTTCCCGCTCCTTTTTCAAAATTTGAATTTCATTTTTCAGTTTTGAAATCTCCTCCTCAGCCTGAAGCAGAAGGATCTCTGCGGCAATGGTGTGTTCTGGTGTGTTCATGTTACTTAAGCCACTTATCTATTGCCTCATCTAAAAATTTATACTCAACTTTCCACTCTGGATCATTTGCAAGTTCTGGCCTTTCAATTAATTCAGTAAGCATATTGAATGCTCTACAAACAAGCCGAAGAACGTCATCACGTTCAATGCCAGCAACTATAAGTTTTTGCCGATACTGTGGAAGTTCATGGTGATACTTTTCTGCGTCAGTCATTTGGTCATATGTTTTTGTCATAATCATTTTTGTTTAACGTACTCTATACCATGTTGCTCAAGCAGCGCATACAGCCGTAACGCCTCGCGCTTCCATGTCACCCGCTTGGGTGGCACCTCGATGCCGGCCAGCCCCTTCAGCTTGTTCAGCGTGCCAGCGCCAATCCCGCGCACGTTGCCCGGTGTCGTGAACGACCAGCGCAAGTCTTGCATGTTGCTGATGTTCATTAACTCGATGTACCGCGCCATCTTGAAATCGAGCGGCGCAATCCCACTGCGAGCTTCGACCCGGCGTATCCACAATTGACGCTTATTCATTGCTGCCATATTTCTTTAGCTCGTGTAGCAGGATGTGCTTAAACGTCTCGCTGCCATCATTAACCAGCGTGAAGTCCGGGCTGATCCGCTCTTGCTCCGTCTCGGACACATGATTCATAGGGTCTACGCCGAATCGCCTGACTCGGATGACGATCCCGCCATGCTCGCGGATAGCCGCAGCTTCGTTGAGGAAGCGTACGTCGTCGATGACGAGTAGTCTGTCGGGCGGCATGAAGCCTACCCACAACTGCGGATCATACGCCCGGCCTGCCATGCCTAGGTCTTGCAGGAGCTTGCGCCCACGCTCGTCTTTGTTGCCATCCCAACCCATGTAGCAGCCAGCAAGCCGCTTGATTTCGTGTGCAAACGAGAACAGTCGATACGCAGGATAACACTCCTTGACGATTGAAGCTGCGTAGCTTTTGCCTGAGCCGGATAGCCCGGTGAAGCCGATGATCTTGGTGCGGAGGATCATTTCTGTGTGCAAGTGTGTGTGCAATTACATGTTCCAGCAAAGTAGCGGATCTCTGCAATCCGCCACTTGAATCCCGCATAAGCAAGGAATGGGAACAAAATAACAACGATGATGTATTTTGTTTTGTCGGTCATTTCGCCTCCTTTACTGCTGCGATTAACTTGTCAGCGCACCATACAGCATCTGTCACAATTGTTGATTTGGGATATTCTGAGCTTACAAGCAAACCCTGCATTGCCATCGCCGCAATCTCAAGCCGAGACGGTTCTGGGCGGGTTTCTTCAAGTTCTTTGCGCAACTTGATTACTTCATCTTCCCAAGAATCACATGAACACTCTAGGTTTTTGTTTAGTTGTTGCAACTCATCTAGCCTTAGAGCAGCTAAAGACACCAAGGATTTTGTAAGCGGCCCTTCTGGGTTTAATGATTTAAGATTTTCTATAAGTGCGTTTGTGGTCATTTGTCCTCCTTCTGTGTCAGCTTATACGCCTGCGCCAGCACAAGGTCAGCGTCGAGTAGTGCAGCCCGGTCGTTGGCAAACGCCGAGTGAGCGTCGTAGTGCCGTAGCAGGCAGTGCTTGAGCTGCTCGATAGCGGATGCAGCCTGGGCCAAGACGTGCTTGTACATGAGTAGTTCGTTTTGCGCGTCCATTAGTTGTACTTGTGCCACTTGTTGTTCTGGCTAATCCCCATGCGACGTAACGCAGTTCGGGGCTCGTAACCGATGCCAATGAGCGCATCAACCATCTCCTCGTCTGAAGGCCACACTTCCTTGCGGAAAGTGAAAGGATGTGCGCGGAGCCACATGTCTAGGTCAGGCCACCGGTCCGGCACCGTCTTGTCCGCAAAGTAATCCCACCACACAATCTGCGCCACAAACACCTGCATTCTCACGGGCAACTCCATGATCCGTGACTTCCAGTCCCGTGGATCTACCTTCCGCAATTTGGCTACCCAGCCGTTCGATTGTCTCTGTCTTTGTCTTGTTCTCATCTTTTAGTCGTTTGTTTTCTTGTGTTAACACATGGATCTTCTCCATGAGGTTGTCGATTAGTTGAGCACTCATTCTCTGTCGAGTATTAAGCTCAGCGCCAAAGCTATGATGCTCAGCACGGCAATAGCAACCTGAATTTTAGGTGGGTTCTTCATTCTTGTTCTCTTTAGCGTCGCAGTCTTCGCAGATCCAGTCATCAAACAAGTCTTGCGTGAGCCAGATGCCACACTCGGGGCATGTGGGCAGTTCTGCCAGCGGGTCGCTATCACCAGGGTAGCCTGTGCTGATCATTTCGCCTCCTCCCATTTACCTATCGTCTTTAGAAACGCCTCTGCGCGTTCGCGAGCTGTAACGTCTAATATGTCGCTCGCTTCCATGCGTTGCCAGTTGTGTGGATTTTGTAGTTTCCCAAGCTCGTCGATGTAATCGTACCGCATGTAGTAATCTTTACGCCACAAGTGCTGTTCAGCGTCATGCATCGCGTTGAGGTCGTTAACGTAATCCGGCAGGTCTGGACGCAACTCTGCGCCGTTGTCGAATCCCTTGTAAAAGCCAGATCCGCCTTCAATCGCAAAGTCACGCCACCCGCAGACTTCCGCAATAGCCTGATTGATTTGCTCGTCGGTCATGGCTCCAACTCCCGTTCAAGATATTCTTTCGCTATTCGCAAACCCATCAAGATGCGAGAGATGTCCGCAAGTTTGATCTCCTGGTTGCGAAGATCGTTTGAGATTCTCTCAATATCAGCAATCACACTCTCAATCTGTTTTTTTGTTGGTGTCATTTGCCCCTCCATTCTTGCATTGCCGATACCGCAAACGCTGCACTAGCCCAAAACAGGACGAGCAATACAATGGCCTCCCATAGCTCTTCAGCGAAGTAAGCGATGGCCAGACCATCAAAGACAGCGAGGGTAGCAAAGCCCCACAGGTATGGGACTGCTTTGTTGGAGTTGTCAGGTTCTAGTTTCATGTAACTTTGGTAGTGTTTATTCATTGTGGAATGTTGCAGTCTTGCCGTGGAAGCGCAGGTTGGCGCTGACGCCACACGGCCCATTGCGTTGGATGGGTATGCTAATCTCGCGAAACTCGGCCTCGTCAGAGAGCTTCACAACCATCACGGCTGTAGCGTCTTGCCCGATTGCACGACTTTCACGAGCTTTGCCCTGCTCATTTAGTTGCGTAATGCTGATCACAAGGCAACCTAATTCGATGCCAAGCAGGCGCAAACTCCGGCTGACCTCGGCCACCTCACGCTCGCGGCTTGAGTCTTTCCCGAGGTCGCACCGTACAAGCTGGATGTAATCGACAAACAGGACACCCAACCCATCCGGGGACTTCGCCATTGCCCGTGCCGTGGCGCAGATGTTGGCGATGTCGTACAGGTCGTCCCGCACCACCAAACGGCTCGCATTGAGCTTCTGGATGGCACTGTGGACACCTCTGATGTCGCGCTCCAGCTTGGCTCCCTCGGCGAGGGTACGCAGGCTGACGCTGCCTAGCCGGGCGACAAGCCGGTCGATGATCTGGTTCGCAGGCATCTCAAGCGAGATGACGAGGATTCCTTTGTTCATCTAAGTCCATTCATCGGTCTTGCCGAGGTATGCGAGTGCTGCCCGGTGTACGGTTCCAGCACATACTTCACCTCGATCAGATCCGTCGATTGATTCTCCGGCAGTAGCATGAGCTGCTCCATCTTGGAGCCGAGCGCGTCTTTCGGCCCGATGCAGACGATGTCCTGCGTGCGCTTGGGGCGCGGCAGCTCCACGTCTTGCAGCACGTTTGTACGGCGTATGAGTACCCAGTCGCTCATGGTTGCGCCTCCTTCCATTTACCGAGCGTTTTCAGATACGCCTTCGCCTTTTCTTTTGCGGTAGCATGGCAGATGTCTTGCATGAAGGTGGCTAGATGCATCAGGTAGATCCTCCACTGCTGCATGTTCAGCGACTTCTCCGCCAAATGCATGGCGTTGAGATCATTCACCCAGTCCCACAATTCGTCGCAGGTACAGTCTATGCCGTTGGCCGTCCACACATAGACGCCATCTTCCTTGCGCCAGCCCATCGCGTCAGCCATAGCCGCATTAATCTCATCGTCGCTCATATTAGTCCTCCCATCTGTTGTATGAGTTTTTCTTTTGTTCTGCGTCGCGCAAACGAAAGAAGGCGGCACTTTCAAACCAGTTTAGCAAAAACAATCCAATTCCAGAAACTCTACGTTTCTTGTGTCTTGCTGCATGTGAAAGCAACCACTTTTTTGCCTTCAGCATCTCTTTGTAAACAGCCTCTTCTCCGTACCTGTTGATGGCAAGATCAAGAATGTCTTTTGGGCAGCGAGTGCATCCGTCAGTCATTAAAAACGTCATCCCGTAAATCTGATCTCGCAATGTTGCGTCACTTAGTTCGTCGCTCATGCTTCCTCCCATCTACGCGGCAGCATCACGCGCATCGTTGGTGGACCGGGCCACACATCTTGATCGAGGCACAGCTTGTACTGCGACAGTGTCACGTCGAGCTGCTGGTTAGCAATGTCGATGAGTTCGCTCGACGCCTTCACCCACTGACTGAGATGGGGCGCTTGCATGTCCACAACCAAGAAGTAGAAGTCAATGTCCTCTTGGCCGGTGATCTGCTCTAGACCGTAGGTGTACCAAGCGGCTTGCTTGTCGTAGCCAAAGCCAAAGAACTTGTGGTCGAACTTAGACCAGTCGCTGGTTGTCTTGAGGTCCACGATTGCTGGCCTGCCCTTGATCTCGCTTATCATGTCGGGGCGTCCCTTGCACTGCACACCGTCACGCTCCCAGAACATGGACGCCTCGATCACCTTGTTGGCGGTGACCATCTCAAGCAGCGGTTCCACGGCAGCGCAGGCACCCTCTACACGCGCCCCTTCGTCCTCGTTGAGGATAACCTTACCGATGTTAGCCTGGCAGAAGTTCTCCCATGTCAGCTTGCCTTCCTTCGTGCGTCGGTCGCACGCTGGAGCGATAGCGTAGTCACAGCGCCCCTCCAGCGCCAAGCTGTGGACGAGTGTGCCAAGTTCCATCTCGCGGGACGGCTTCCACTCCTGACTCTCCTTCCATTTGTAGTACGACGGGCAGACTGCAAATGCGTCCAGGCTGTGCTTAGACAAGCCCGGTGTCGCCCGATACTTTGTCATTTCCCAGTTGTAGTGTATTTCGTTTTTCATGTTTGTGTTTGTTATGGGTTGATTTCAAGCGCCCCGCACCCAACAATTCTGCCGGATTCGTCGCGGATGAGTTTTGTTGGACTAGCCAAATCGGTTCGCCGCGGCAACGACGTTCTGACGTAAGCCGGGACAATGTACAGGATACCGTCCATCGGGTCGGGCAGGTTCGACACTTTCGACTCCTTGCAGCACATGATGGGGACACCGTCGGCATCGCCAACTTTGGACAGGTGACTATGCACTTTGACGGAGTGACCGCTGGGTTCCACGATACCGTAACCAGTGATGGTGATATCGTGCGGAGTTAAGTTAATTAGTTTCATTTATTAGGTTTGCAATTATGTTGAGTGCGAGCATCGTCTTGCCGGACTTGGTCTCTCCACCGATGACGACGAAGTCTCCGTATCTGATCGGGCAGATATTGTCGATAGCAGAGTAGCCAGTCTTTATCCGCATCGACTCGTCGTCGCCTGTTTCGTAGCGGTTGAGCGCATTGAGCAGGAGCGCCTTCGTATCCATCACCTTTGGCGGTGCCAACTCCCGGGACAAGCCCTCCACCTTCATCACGACATCACTGAGCAGTTCCGGCGTCTGCACAGTCGAGTCGCCAATCGCCATGAGCACTTCATGCGCGACATGCTGCAAGGTGCGCCGCTTAGCCGTGGACTTGACGATCTCGATAAGCTCGCCAATCGCGCCGGCAATAGGCATGAGCGTGTAGAGTTCGCTGAGTTCATGGAACTGGGTCGTCGGCAACGTCTCGCGTACCTTCTCGAAAACCACACGAATTTCTGACGAAGCGTTGCGGCTCTGCTGCTGCAAGATGATCTCGCACACTCGATGACTCAGCGGCTCAAAGATATCCGCCACCTTGAAGTTCTTCTCGCTAATGTGGTGAAGGAACACCTCGGGGTGGTTCAGCGCAATCGACGCTATGCCTCGCTCGGCCTCAGTAGCAGTCGGCACTACCGTGTCAGGCGGCAGCTCCACCGGCTTGCGCCTACCAGCTTTCTTGGGTTCCATTTGTGGTCAGTAAGCTGTCCCGCTTAAGCAGGGTCTTGATCGGTGTACGCACCATCGACGATGCACGGGAGAGCCAGCCGTTAAGGTAGCGCCCCATACCGCGGGCGGTCTTGCGACGGTGGACGTCGGCCTCGATCCAAGCGTGTGCCTTCCATAGTTCCTGCTCAACGGTCTTCTCACCGTAAATGGTGATAAAGTCTTTCATAAGCCCGGGCGGCACCTTCCACTCTTTGCCGTCTTGAGTGACGAAGGTAATGTCGTACAGGCTCATCGTTTTGCCTGACTCGGGGTCTTGCTTAAGTTCATCGACCATGTCTTGCACGGACGTGTACCGTCTGCCGGACGGCTTGAGCAATTCGCGCTCTTCGTCCGTGAGCACAGGCAGTCCCGCCATCGCGTCGGCCAAATCCTGCGCGGGCTGCACCGGCTCAGGTGTCACGGGTGACTCTGGCTGGCTGACGATCTGACACGGCTCTTCAAGAGGGACAATCAGTTCGACTTTGGTGCCGCTAACGTATGTTATATTGATGCTGATGTTCATAAGATGTGCGCGTTGTGCAGTCGCGCCCCTGCATGGTGCAGAAGCTGTCTAGTCTCCCCCAGTATCACGCCATCCGATCGCGAATCACACTCATCCAGTAGTCGATCATGCGGTAGGCCATCTCGACATATTCAAACTCTGTAATTTCCTTTTGGCTCAACAACTTGTTGTATGAAGCCATTCTGCGCTGCACGTTGTCTGTAATTTGTTGTGTGGTCATAATTTTAGATTTATCCTAGTCTCTCCCAGTGTCACGCCCATTGACCCTTGGCGGCGTTCCCGATCTCGCGTCCGAGAATTGCGCTGTCTCTCCAGCCGTCACACCACTCAGCGACCGGATCTCCCAGTCCTTGCTCGCCGGAGTATCCAGCGGGGCAGGTGTCACAAAATAGGATGGTACTCTGATTTGCAAGCGTCCATTCCTTCTCGCAGTAAAGCAAAAAAGAAATGTGCATCCATCGTCACCTTCCAACAAGAACGACTCTTTTTGTGAGCAACGATGTATGGCTTGACGCCGCGATCTCGATCAGCCTGTTCGCAGGCTTTCTCAAGATTAAGGGACTCAACAAACTTAACCTCCATGTGAAGGCTGCGTAACTCGTCACAGATAACATCTGGGCTGTCAGATCCCCCAGAGAATTGCTGGCCCCGCCTTGCGGTGAAGCCAGCCTCCCTGAGCATGTCACGCCAGAGACGTTCGCCCCTACACCCCTTGGCTCG